CAAAAAACCATTATTTGAAACTACACTTAATGTAACACTTGGATTGCCGCCATACACATATATGCATCTATTTACTATTTGAGTAATCATGGCTGCGGTCATCTCTCTGAGATTCCCTCCATCATTATATAGTGGCCTTCTTACTGCCATGATATTAGACCCCTGCGCCGTGTATCGTCTTTAGTGTACTACCTGATGAATCCTTTATTAAGAGAGTTGATAAACTTTTTAATTCTACCGAACTTATAGCATCATCCGCCATTTTTGCTTCAGTTACTGCATTCGGCTCAATCATAGAAGCATTAACAGTGTTTGACGGAATAAAAAATCTACCTTGACTGGAATCAAAGCCAATTCCATTTGCACTGTCTTTTATAAAATTAGACATGATACTTGTTTCACCAGAATCTCCTCTGATTAAAGCAAGCACTTCAGCTGAGTCCATAGCGTTAGATTGAATTAAACTTATAACATCAGCTGAATCAACTTTATTTACTTGAGTATTGATCTCATTTAATGCTGCAACTAAACTAGATTTATCTGTAGTGGTTAAGGCTGCTTTGTCACCTAAATCACTAGATACTGTATTTGTCTTAGTAACTAGAGTAGTTATTGGATCCGATAATAATATTTCAGTGACTGCCATCTTTTCCCTCTATTAATTTTTGTAACATAGATTTCATTTCAGTAACATCGTTTTTTAAATCTTCAAAATCTTTTTCTTTTTGTTTTCTTTCAAGCTTTCTTTTTCTAGCGGCTTGTATCTCTTCTTTATTTATATTCACTATACTTCCATAAGATCCATTTCTTGCTAAGTTACTGTGTCCTTTTACTTTAATGTAATTCATTATGTACTCAAAGCAATAACTCTTAAATTATCAAGAACTGGTGAAAAAGCTTGATTGGTACTTCTTAGTACAACTTTTACTTGATACTTTTTAAAATCTAAAATATCTCCGCCTAATCCACCATATAAGTATGTGTATTGTCTAAAAACATTTACATTATCGTCTGCAGGTATATCAGCTTCTTGAGGAACTAAAACAAAATCTTCTTCTTCAAGCAAATCATCAATATCACATGTTCTTACATAAACTTGGAAATCAGTAGCCACTGGCCTATTAGCATCAATTAGAATTTTTAATCCTACTGCCGCTTCTTCAAGTACAACTTCTCGAGCTAAATGCTTAGATGCCGAGCTTCCTTCTGTTTTTGCAGTTTCATCAACAAAATTAAGAGGAACATTAAAATTATCTGTTGCAGATGATGCTTGCTTATCAATAACATTTGATATTAATCCGACAGATGATCTTTGCATATCGATCATTGGAGCTCTATCTGAATCTCCAAGCATAGTAATTTCCATTTCTAATGACTTTACTTGAACACCAACTTGGCCTATTTGATTTGTTTCAGCACTATCATTTGCTACTAATTTTAAATTTTCAAATGAACTATTTTCAAGTAAAGGTACACTGCTGAACGAACCTTCTTTTTGAAATTCATTTTCTTCTTTTTGTGCGTATGATCTACTAGTGGTTGTTTTTATTGCAGCTTGTATGTCTGTTCCTACTGGAATGTTTGTTTGTATATTAGGAAATACAGTGTTATAGCTTATATTCTTTGTAGATTGAATAAGTGATCCGCCAGCTCTAATACTTGCAGTTGCAGAAGAATCTGCAGTAAATTTATAACCAGTAAAATCTATAGATGTTATATTATATTTTTTGTTTAACGTAGCTGCAGATATACCTCCAACACCCACTGAATCAACTCCTGAAAGCGTAACACCTTGCGCTACTTGCAAGCCATGATGAGGATGAAACACTGTGACCACATTCGATCCACTATCAACAGAAATAGGATTAGGTTGCAAAAGGTGTTTAGGCACAGAAGCATTTTTAAGTATAGCTTTAGCACTATTCTTTTTAAATTTTGCTCGGTGCATTCTAAATGTTAAGTCTTGATTCTGATCAGGAGTAAACGTTCTACCATTTTGCGAATAAAATAAACTACCTAATGTAGGTTGTTTATTCACTCTTTTTTCTGTAGATGCTACAGTAAATTCGTTTATTTCTGCAACATAAATTCGATAGTCTTTCGAATCTGCAGTAACAACTAAAGCATATTCATTACCGCCTTTTAAAAATAAAGGTTCATCTAAAGTAAAAGGTGTGGCCGTTGTTGCATTAGCTGAAACTGAACTACCTCCAGCAAAAGTACTTCCCGATAATGATTTAACACTGCCCGGTAGTACAAAACTTGATGATGGAACTCCATTAACCATTGGTCTTATTTCTATAGAAACTGGAGCAGTTTCATCAGCAGTTTCAAAAAATAGATCAACTTTTGTAACGTAAATACCTGACACTTCTCTTACAAAAAACGATTGTGCTATAGGTTGTTTACCTACTCTATATCCTGTTGACGTTTGTCCCATATTATATTTCTCCTACGAATATGTTTCGTCTAATATTTTCAATCATACGTCTTCTCCTCCCATACCATTATCATTATCATCATTCGAACTTGTTTCATGGCCATTAATTCCGTTAACACTGTTACTAAAGCCGCCATTACCAGTGCTTGTAGCATCACCTATACTTGTGCCCATTCCGTGACTGTGTTCGCCGCCATCACCGCCATTATAATAGTATGGCATATATACAATTCTTGTTGATGTGTATTCAGCTTGCTTAGTATCTAAATACCCTTTTGCAGTGTAAGGTGCTGATGAAACGCTTCCTGCATCTGCATCGTTATCTACACTGATGTCTAAAATTTTAAATTCTCGAGTTCCTGTAGCAATTTGAATTGCATCATTATTTGGAACTACGAATGAACCAGAAACAGTTCCCATGTCATCTGTTACTAGTAATGCTGTAGCGCCATCAGGGTGTGCAGTCAATCCTTTAAAAGTATTGCCAGGATCTGTTGATGTACTAGAATAAAAACTAAATCCACCTTCACCGTCTGTACCGTTAGTGAAAGCAGATATGTTAATACCATCTAAGAAAGTAAATACTCTAGTATTAGGCCTTAAACCTGTAGCTTTAAAAAATATCTTTCTTGATCTCATAAAAGCTGATTGAGTTGTATTAATTAATCTGTCATCAACTAATTCTAAAATGGCATCATTTGTTACTACTGATTGTTGAGCTCGTCTTCCAGTAGATCCACTCCAGCCACTTACATGGTTATTAAATAAGTAAGCGGGCCTACGTGAAACTTGTGATCCTTTTTGTATAATTTTATCGGGTAATCTTTCAGTGTCTCTCCATTCGTCAGTCGATGGAGATAGCGTAATGTTACCATTGTAAATTGTAACCGCAAAAGGATTTATTTGAACGGCTTTACTTGCAGTAGATTGATCGATGAAAGAAACTTCATCATAATCAATGTATATATTGTCACCTCTTAATACAGTATCAGTTGATGCAGCAGAATCATAAATCATTCTTATTGTATCTTCTCGCTGTAATGCTCTCATTTGCTTATCGATAAGGTCAATTGAAGCTCTGTGTTGTGTAGGTGTACTTATAGATGAAAATCTATGATCTTTAAAATCATCAACAAAAAATCCAGCCTTTGTTCTGTTATTGCCAGCAGAGTCTAAAACTTCAAGATTTTTAGTGTCAACTTCTAACAAATTTAAAGTAGTAAATTCTTCTAATCTATCAATTCTTTTTTCAAGATTTCCAATGTCTTTCATAGTAAATCTTCTAAAGTTAATTTTATTAATATCGACGTCAGAATCATTAAGAGTTTTGGCGTTCAAATTTATATCATATAAAGGTAATTTTCCGTCTTGTCTTGATGGCGGTATAGGATAAAATGCAGATGGACCAAAATTTAAAGATAATGCAGAATTATTATCAATAGATAATTTTGCCGACTGAGCAAGATTATATGTAATATCTGCAGTAATAGTTGTTCCACTTTGAGGAAGCTCTATCATAGTTGAACCAGAAGTTCCAAAGTTTCCAGCTGAATCAGCAACCGATCTAAAATCAAGTACATCTCTTAAATTGATTGTTCTACCTTCAGGAGTTCTAAATGATGGTATTTTGTCATATTCTACTTGTGATGAATATGAATTCACAGAAAAGTAATCACCACTAGAACTTGGATTTAAAAACTTATATTTAATAGATACATTTCCAGTTGGCGCAGAAACACCATTTTTCAAAATTAATCTGCCGGGTTCGTACCTTGAAGGTCTTTGGCCATCATCAATTATAAATCTTGATGATAAGTCGTGAGCACTATCTCCTGCATCAACAATTTCTTGTACATTAAAAATGTCAGCTCTTTTCAAATTAATGAATTTTAGCCCAGCACCATCGGATTCCATACCAGCCGACAGAGCGAAATCTGTTAATGTTTTTTCTTTTGCCGTTGTTTGAGTTTTTGTAACGTATCCAGCATACTCTATGTTTGATGAACTAACTATTGTATTACCTGTTCCAAAAGTAGCCGTATTTGCTGCAAGGTTGACTGTCGGTGAAATAGTAGATATATCACTATCTGCTTTTGCAAATATGAAATTTGAAGTTGACGTATAAGTTTCACCTGGATTTCCAGATATTGATCCTAATCCAACTACACCTGAACCGTCTGCACTTTTATTTGAAAACTTTCTTTGTGCAGTATAAATTAAATCTGTTATAGTAGAAGGTCTGCTCTTAGGTAATCCAAAAAAACTATAATCATTAGTAGGTTCTTTGACAACAGCCTTTGAATTATCTAAAGTAATGTCAAAATAATTACTAGAGCTTGTACCAATACTTTTAACATTACGAAATGCTTGGCCGCTGTTCATTTGTATATCAGTTAAATGTGCTTTAATGCTTAATCCATTTTTTGTAAGAGCTCTTACACGGCCTGTACCAATAGTGCTACCGCCATGATCAACTGCACTTCTTAAATTCATTTCTTCCATAGTATCAATATTTGGAATACCTTGAGTCTGACCTGCAGCGTTTATTGATGGTGTTATAATTACATGATGTGCAAGAACGGCACTTACTGGTTCATTATTTATTTCTAAAGTTGCAGTTGGTTTTTTTACTCTTATTGTAGTAGGGTAAGGTCTAGTAGATCTATATCCATCAATCACTACTGTGCCATCACTCACTTTTAATAACAAATGTGTATTTTCTGAATCCAGTTCAAATTTAGCAGTAAAAGGTTTTACTTCATAGTCACCAGAATTTTCTTTAATTCTAGTCGCAATCATATCAGCTGGAATATTGTAGGATTGATTTGTATCAACATTTTCAAAAATTGCGCCATTAACTATTGTTGCAACATGTATAAAATTATCACTTGATGTTAATTCATTACGTTCTGCGATAGTAAGTGTAATTCGATATCTATCGGCACCAGGTGCACTTACATTTGGAGCACTCCCTTGGTTGTCATATAAAGCAGAATTATCACTTGCAGTTACTACATCTTCTACTGATTTAAATCCAACGTCTGTGCTAGGAAAATCAGTATATTTAGATATAATTTTACTTTGATCTTGAGTAAATACAAAATTTCCACGTGCGTAATAAACACCACTGCGTATCGTAATTTGAGTACCTGCACCGACAACATTAGGATCACTCGATGTTGCTTGTTTAACCTTTAAAACACCACCGCCAGAAATATTCATCAATTCCTCTGAAGCCATTCTTTTTGTTGTGGTAGTATCGCCTGAAGCTTGTGCATCTTTAGTATTTACATATTTTACATAAAGTGTAGCTGGATCACTGCCAGCTGCTGCCACTGCTTCTATGATAGTTGCAATAACAGTTGATGTTTGACCAGTTACAGTTTTACCTACAAGAGTTAAAACCTCTGGCAAACTGTGACTAGTTTCATCTAACTTAATGAATTCATATTTTGGATTTATATTTACGCCACCAGGTTTTACAACTGCTCCTTCTTTAAACACATTATTACCGAATCTTGATATTTGTCTTTGCAATATAGTTTGGAGTTGTGTTAATTCTCTTGCTTGTAATCCTACACCTGAATTAAATAATATTCTATGATAGTTATCACTATCACGAAAATCATCTTTATAAGTTGTCGATAAGCTAGTCTTTGTAAATGTTGTCGCCATATTAATATCCTATTATAGTGTAACTACTACTTTAATATCTTCTGTTTGAGAACTAGTTCTAATAACTGGTGCTCTATTCTCTATATATAAAACTTCTCCAGAAGTGTTAATGTATAACTCATTTGAATCTGCAACTACAGCAATTGTACCAGTTTGACCTGCTTCATCTGTAAGAGTGTTTCCTACTGAAAACGGTGTATAACCAGTACTGTCAGTTTGATGATAATATATCTTTGCACCAGCTGCAGTATGATTTACAAATTCGTTAAAATATGCTTTGGCTGGAGGCGTTCCGTTGTTTGTCATTAATTCGTCAGCTTGTAATTGACTTGCAAAAGCTGAATCTGCTATTAGATATTTTAAAGCTTTAGCAGTAGTTGCAGTAAGAATTGTTCCAGTTGGCCCAGCTGAGTCAGTACGTGGATTTCTAATCAACATTACTTGTCTATAATCTTGATTAGTTCCTGTTAAGAAGTTTCCATTTTCCGTTCCAGCTGGTTTAGAATTAAACATCAGTGATGTAGCTTTCAACTCATCTCTTGGATCTGCACCAATTCCATTAAGAGGACCAACCACTGCTCTTGCTGTTGCACCGCTTCCGCCTCCTCCAGAAATTGTAACTGTTGCATTTACAAAATTATTTCCAGAACCTGCACTTTCATTCAGCATATCAATCTTAACAATCTTGTTGCTTGATACAAATGCAGTTGCTTGTGCACTATCGCCTATAGCGCCGCCGTTTCCTGTTATTGTAACAGTAGGAGTGCCTGTATACCCTGACCCTTGATTCTCTACTACAATGTTTGGTATTCTACCTGCATCAGCAGAGTCTTGCGCAGCTTTTTGTTGTATTTCAAATGCATCGCTAGTAGTAGTTACAAATTTAATTGGAATAAAGTTAGCCGTTAAGAATGCAGCAGTCTCAGCACCAGATATTGCATATAAGAATCTCCAAGTGTATCCATCTGAAGTTTTAAATGGTTTTGGTGATGTGCCAGTAGGTTTAACTGTTGATTTATTATTAGCACCAGTTCCGCTTTTACTTTGTTGTAAACAAATATAAACATGATTATCTTCAGTAAGAACATAATAAGTATTTGATGGTATTGTAGTATAGTTGTCATCATAACCACTATATTCGCTACCGGAGCTCCAATTGTGTCTTGGTATTACAAAGGATGTTGAGCCTACAGCTTTTACTGATTGTAAAGCATTTTGAGCTTGTCTTATTGTTTTAGGTGTATCTGTCGGTGTTGGAACAGTTTCGGTTGAGTTCCATTCATCATTTTTTCCAATACCTACGTAATATCTTGCAGACAAACTTGAGGCTTCATCTAATATTTTTTGCATGAATTGTTTTTTAAACGGATCTGTAATTATTGCTGACATTTTCTATTCCTATGATATTATAATTGAATTAGCTGAATCATTTCCACTAAGCATAAACCAATTAGTTCCATCCCATATACACTGAGTTGCAGTGTTTTGTGGTAGTCGTATTGTGCTTCCATTAGCAAAAGGCGCAGGTGTTATAGTCGCTAAACCGGATCCTTTATTTGAAAAAATCTTAAACTCGCCGACTGTAGTACCAGGATCTAATGATACTGCAAATGCTGTATTCTTATTGCATATTATCAGTGAAGAAGCTGAATCGGCTCGACCATCAGCTGATATTTCACTTGATGCAAAAGCTGCTTTACTGATAGCCACAGAACCTTTACCTTGTCCGGCCAATGATAAGTTAACATTCGTATTAGCACCATTTCCGGTTGCCGCTATTGAAGGATGACCATTATTTGCTTTATTAGTAATAGTAATTTCATTTACTGCACTTGCTGTTTTAACTAATTTTATTAATTCACTTCCAGAAGAATCATTAATGCTTTGTTGAATGATTGGCCTATACGCTATAGGTGATGTTAATGTTTTATTTGTTAATGTATCTGTTGTAGCTCTTCCTACAAGAGTATCTGTTGATGTAGGCAGAGTTAATGTTCCTGTATTCTTTATTGTAGCAATAGTTGGTAATGTTAGTGTTTTGTTCGTTAATGTTTGAATTGTGTTATTAAGTGTAACGATTCCTGTAGAATCTGGTAATGTTATAATGTTATCTTGTGATGGATTCGTTGCTTTTAATCTTGTTTCAAAATCATTTGCACCTGTTCCTTCAAAGGTAACTGCATCAGTTTCTAGAGTAATTTGTGATGATAAGTTACTGCTATCTCCTCCACCAAGTAATGCATATACTTCAGCAAAGTTTGAATTTATTTTTGTTCCGGCTTGTCGTAATGTATCACCATTACCGTCATTAGCTGAACTGCCTATACCAATGTTTTGTCTAGTCATTTAATCTTCCTAATAAGTTCTATTTATACATAAAAATAATCGTTATGTGTTAAAAGATGAATCAAATTGTGCGTTATCCATTGTCTCAAAAGTAAGTGAGAAATCTGGTGCAGCTGCTTCTGCGCTATCACCTAATGTGCCAACAAAGTCTTGTCCTTGGCCACTATCATCAAATGTAAATGAATTAGGTGTAATAAGTTCTTCAACGTTTCTATAAAATCCTTGAAGTTGTGTAGCTGTGAGTGACTGATATACACTAACTTTTTGGTCAAGGCCGGCTCTGACTAGTGTTCCATCAGAATCTATTAACGCAGTCAATTGTGTAAATGGTGCAATTGCTGATGCAATTCCAATGCCTTCTAGTACTCTAGATGCACTATCGAGTAGTGCTAATGGTGCAGATGCATTCCCAACAGCTTCAACATCTGTTACAACAGTCCCAGCAATATGAAATCCTGCAGGATGCACAAACTTTTTATATAATTCTATCCATGTGGTTTGTGATATAGAACTCTTAATTAGTATTGAAAAAACTTGATATAGTGCATCATTTCTAATAAATTTATTTGATTCAGCACCAATTCTACTTAAAGGCCCAGCTAAACCGTGCCCTAAAGTGAAGATATCTTTCTTAGGATACTCAACTTCTACATTTTGTTGAAAGAATGCTCTAAAGAATTCTTCAATTGAAAATCTACTACCTTTAGTTCTATGTAATTCATGAATTCTCTGAGCGTAAAAACTTGGATCAATAAAATTACCTCCAGTATTTCCAGCTGTAATTTCTTGTATTATAAATTTCAATAAATCTGAAGAAGTTTCTTGTGTATCTCTCGTTTGATATATTTTTCTTAATTTGTAATCAAATGAACTAGCTCCGTCTGAATCTAAATAATCGTAATATTTCTCTAAAAATGTTACAAGATTTGGGTAATCTTGAGTAAAAAATTCAGGCAAAGCCTCACGAACTTTTCTATGTAAAAAGTTTCTTGGTCTTCTATTATGATGATATTGAATATTTGCCATTAGTAACTAGAACCGCTTGATGATAATGATGCTTGGACATCTTGATAATCAAGAACAGCATTAGCTTTAGATGCCACAATATCAATATCAATTATACTTGCTCTTAAAGGTCTTATTGTACTTTCGTTGGCAGGTCTAGCTGATATTTTTATTTGGCCACTTTCTAGTGCAGTAGGATTAAATCCTACTAAATTAACTCTACCTGATTTTGAATCAAATGAACCGATATTGTCTACTTCAACACCTTCTGAACTATTAATTATTTCTAAAGTGGTTGAATTGAGTCTACTTCTAATAGTGCAAGGCTTTGAATTGAACGTAAATCTAGAAGATGTAATGATTCTGTCAACACCACCTATGCCAGTAGCGCCACCAATCTCAACTGGAAAGTTTATCTGATAATCTCTTGAAAGGCCTAAAGTAGGTGTGAATCTCTTTTGTATCTTAATGCTAATTTTAGTGTTTAATATTGATTCGTCAATATCATCAAGAATTGCTAGTAAATTTGATCGTCTAAACACTTTTCCAAATCTTTGTAAATTATTTGAAAAATACGTGTTAATTGTATCTTGAATTACAGTTTCTGTTGCACTTGAAGTTGAACTTGTTAAATCTGGATCAAAATTAAATGTACTTAAAATTTCTAAATAAGAAGTATTTACATCTACAAATTTAGTGTCTATACTTGCAATAGCAAAATTATCAGACAAATCATTTATGATATTATTTTGTACATCTAACTGTGTAGCGTCATCAACATCTGTTTTAAATTTTAATGCCACATAAACACAACCAAACTTAGGTGGATCATTATCTTGTCCTCCCCATGAAGTAACATCATCAACAAATGAACCATAGTTAGTTAATACTTGAGCTGTGTAATCTTCAGCTGTAACCATTCGTCTTTGAGATGTAAAGTACAATGGTGCATTTTGTCTTATAGATTCTATGCCTTCTCTAAATGACCCACCTGCTGCAGTGCCACTCGTAACAACTTCTAAATTAACACCTTCTACTTGAACATCTGTAGAAAACACACTAGATCCATTAGCTTCAGGCCCTACAGTAGACAAGTAATCTATTACTATTTTATTTCCTGCAATTGGAGCTGTTCCTGTACTCGTTCCATCGCCGAATATTATTTCATAGTAACCATTAGGCACTTCTTTAATTTGATAATGTGCAGACGTTGACGCAATTCGAGTTGCTTTATTGATATTAGTGTATATGGTAAAAGTAGGACTTACTGAAGTATCAAAAACTTGTACTCTTATTGTTGTAGTGTCAATCGTTAAATCTGGTATGACATATATTTGTGAATCTGTTGTTTCACCGACAAAAAATGTTTTAGTTTTTTCTATTCCTTCATAAGCTGGTATATCTGAAGAACCTTCAGAATTTTTAAAAATATAAACACCGGCACTACTAGGAATTGCAATGTATTTTTCTCTTGTTCGAAATGTATAACTTATATCATTTAATGACGTAGTAAATTTACTATTTCTGGGTAGTTCAATTGAAGTTGGTCTATCTGCAGCTGCGACTGTAATAGATAATGTTAGTTTTGCTAATGCAGATGCATATGATCTTGGTACATATCCTAAAGCTTCTGCATGAGATATTATAGAACTTCTCAACTGTGCAGTGTTTAAAAAACTTTCATTAAGAGCAAAGTTTGATGTTAAGCCATTAAAGTGAGTGTTATAAGCCAATACATCTAGTATATTACTTAAAGCAGAACCTTCAAAATCATAATCAGTAAATTCACTTTGACGCTTGAAATAATCCTTTAGCCTTGCTTTTATTGTATCAAAATCTAAATCTGTTGATTGAATTGTAGTTGACATTTATCTTAACCTTGTTAAATTTATTTCTACAGTATCTTGTTGTAATGTAGATATTACTAAAAATCTTACTGTTACTCTTACTTCATTGTTGTCTGCACCTATAATACTATTTATGCTTAAAACTTGAGCTCTCGGCTCATAAGTTTGTATTGACGAAGTTATATCATTCTCTAAATTGGCATCATCTATTTCAGTGCTTAATCTAAATAACATATCTGTCAAATTTCCACCAAACCTATGCATGAAAGGTCTCTCGGTAAAATTCGTCAATAGTAAATTTCTTAATGATTGCTTAACAGCTGCGGCGTTTGTTTTTTTAAAAATATCACCTGGTAAATTATTACCATTAGCATCTAATCCAACAAACTTAGCACTAAACGTTGCATCTATGTCTTTGTCTTCACGTGTTCTTGAAACCATAATAGACTTCTTACTAATATTTCCATCTTCATTTGCAAAAACTCTTGTTGGCATAGTGTTTCCTTTATTGATTATTTATACAATTTATTCGTCAGTTTGCTCATCACCGATTTCTAATAATTCACCAGTAGACTGCACCGAATTGTTAAATCTTGTTTCAATGATATTGTTATATGAAACGCTCCATGGTGATATTATTTCTGGCATAATTAATACTATATCCACGTGCAAAGATCCGTTTGGATTATAACTATCATAATTTAATATGATCTTATCAAAGTCTATGTTGTTCTTTAAGTAAACAGCTAGATCAAATGTTTTATCAAATGCTATGTGTCCATCTTCACCGATAAGTTCATAAACAACAGCTCTTCCATTTGTCTTTAAATAATTAATACCATCAGTAACGTCTAAATCTTCATTTGGGCCTTCTCTATAAAATCCTTCAGAAACAATCATTCTAAACTTTTCAAATAATGCTATGCCTCTTAGTCCAGGTGACGAATTGATAGATTGCAACACTTGAGTATGCAAATAATATTGTTTTGCTAGTAATAATTTATCATCACTATCTAAATGACTTATACTCACAGGATCATTGTAACTACCTAAAAATTTAGATAATGTTACGCTATGTGCTAATCTTGTACGACCAGTTATTTCTGGCTGAAATGTAGGATCGTATTGCGCGTCTGGAATTACATTTATTTTACGTGCCACTTTGGTATACCTTTGCTTTCGGATTTGATGGGCCTATTGCTTCTGTGCCTCTTTGCGATGTATTGTTTGCACTAACTGATCTACCAAATTTTGGAGGTATGGCATTTGTTGCATCTTTTGACACAGTTCCATCTGAAAGTATTTCTCCCATAAATGTTTCATTAGAAATATTATTAGGATCTCTTAATTTTGATCTTGCAGATTTTGTAGTCAAATCATCTTTAGATATACCTCCATAAGATCTACTTCTGTCAACTGAATGCTTTAAATCTTGAAATGTATCGACTTCAACTTGTCTTACACCAAATGATGGCGAAGTGTTTAATATAGAATTTAACAATGATGCGGTTGGCTGTTCTGTTGTTTTGTCTGTCGCTGTCTCAACAGTTTGACTTCCACCACCTGAACCTGGTCCTGTTGGTGCAGAACCAGCTTGATCTGCTTTTGCAGCAAAAGAAGCTTTACCGTTTAAAGTGCCATGAAATGTTGTAGCATGCATTGATGTAGAATTAATTCTTGGTATGTGAGCAGCTTTAGCATACATTACAATCTCATCACCTCCAATTGTTCCAACAGGTGCGGCCACTGAAATCTCATCTGCACTAATGTTCGTGTATGGTGAAGACGAGATAATTCTAGATTCACTACTCATCATTAAAGTACCACCAGCATCTAATTCTATCGCGCCTTGAACATTGGTTTCAAAAGCACCTTTAACCATTATATCTTTATCTTTTAAAACAGTTAGTACATCAGCACCTACAATAGTTTCGGCTTTATTTTCTCCTACAGTCATAGTTTTGTTTTTAGATACAGATTCTATTAGAGAACTTTTAATTATTTCTTCTTTGTTGCCTGTGACATTAACATTAAAATCACCACCAACTTCTAAATCAAAATCACCTGCAACTCTCATTTTTAAATTGCCATTGTATACAACCTCACCATCGCCTTCAACTATGACTTTTTCATTAGCTGCAACTATTCTTAACGTGTTATTTGTTGAACTTAATATAACAGTTCCATCCGCTCTCATTTCAACGCCAGATCCAGTTCTATGTCTTATCATTACTCGTTCACGGCCATTAGTGTCATCATACTCGACAACATGACCAGATGATGTTTCTTTCACTTGGTTTTCTGGATATTGTGTTGACGGCTCGTCGTTTAATTCGAGGTCCATACCTGGAATACTCCCCCCAGTATAAACATTTTTAACACGTGTGCCACGTGCAATATTGTTTACAGATGAAACACCAACATATTCTTTCTTAGGAAATCTTTTATCTGGGTCAGATCTTCCATCATCTGGGTTCTGTATCGATTCTAATTCACTAGGATCAATTTGATCAACTTCTGCCATTATGGTCTCCTTAACTTATCTGCAAACGTCTTCACACTTGTATTATCTGTATTTGTTTTGCCGATAATACTATTAAGTTGTTTATTTTTTTCTTTCATGAATGATTGAGCATTTTTAAAATCCGTATCCATCTTTGCCTTTAAATCACTTTGCGGTAAATTTTCAGCTCCGAATTTAGTTGCAATTGCATTTCTTTCTTCACCGTTTAATTGTGCTAATGCAGCTCCAGCTTTATTAAACGCACTGTCTATATCATCATTAAATTCTTTACTTTCTAATACTTCTTTAATATTTTGATTTGCTTCAGCAAAAGTTACTGGTTTAGTTATTGTAGATGAAGTTTTAGCTATAGTTGTTGGTTTTGTAATTACTCTTTCAACTTTACTTGGAAACTCATCTAGCTCAGATAAATCATCGTAGCGATAAACAAATCTAAATTTTGATTTTACACTTTGTCTTACATCAAAAGAATTTTGTGTACGATCACTTACTTCATTATTGCCATACACACCGCAATCTGGAAATACTGCGAACCAAGCTTTTAAAAATCTATCATAAGTTTCAAACATTTTCGAATTCGGAGTTTTGCCGCCTGAACAAAAAGTAAGTTGAAGGCCAGTTTTATAAAATCTCGGATATGATATAGGCGTACGAGTTTTGCCTATAGGTCTGCCTCTTTGCAAAGAGCCATCTGTTAATATTAGATAATGTGAATTCAATCCATAATCATTAGGTTTAATTGATATTCTTTCAAGTGCTGTTTCTGCAGCCGTTTTGTCATCTGATGCAGTATTAGTGTCTTTTATTTCTTTTGTAAGAAATTTTAATTGAGCTCTTTTAACACCATCATTCATAGCTTTGGCATTAGCTTTCTCTGGAGGACCAGTGAATTTTAGAGTTTCATGAACAAACAATCCACCGATTGCGTCATCATTTTCATTGTTTGGGCCTCTTGCACTTAACTTAAATTCTTGTATTAGCTCTTCAGTAGAATTAACAAATGTAAATTCGTAGTCGTCTGGAGTAGCATATCCTAAGAAAGCATTTCGATCTTGTAAAATATATTGAATTTTGGGTGTTTTGATGTTTACTAAATTTCCTTTATTCATATAGCTTGAAACATTAGTTTGAGATCCTCCGACTTCAATCAAGTCTTTTATGTTTCCTCCAAACGCTGAAATTATAGATGGTGCTGGATTATCACCAAAAACTTTAAGTCCATTTAATATGTTGCCAAATGCACTTCCTACTTTATTTAATAGTGTACCTACAAGTTGTGCAGCTAAATTTTGTTTAGTTCTGCCCATTCCTGGAAATCTATTAAGTGGATTTAAATCAAATCCTCCAGAATTTAACTTTAATTTTAATTTATCTTTGTAAATCTTAGATGCAGCTTGTACCGAAACTAGAGACGGACTCTTTTCTGGCTTAAGTGCTTCGATACTATTTGAAGGACTAACAGAAACGTTAGCTGCAAATGTTCTTAATTTTTGCGGTGAAAGCTTAGGTAAATTTCTTTGCATTTGTTTAAGCAACGAAGCTGGAGCTCCACTCGTAACAATTCTTTTTAACGTACCTGTTGCGGCTGGATTACTACCAAGAATTGATGTAAGTTGAGATGTATTTGTGGCTATAGCAGCTAAACTTCCATCGCCGACTGATGAAGTTAATTTTACGGGCATAGCTCTTTTACTTATTGCTTCACCTTCTTTAGCAAATGGGGATAAAGACTTAAACCCTCCTACTTGTTTGAAGTCTCCTATTATTGTTCCTTCGTTACTAATTTTGCTTTCTTGTTGTGCTTCTAATTTAGTAGAGAAAAAAGGTTGATTATTTTTAGCAGCTTTATTGACATCTTCCTTTGAAACCAATCGGCCAAACTTGTCATAATTGGCCAATCCACTATCAGTAAAATCAACTTCAATTTTATCGTATACACGAGCTATGTTTATTATGCCTGCAACGTCATTATATTTGTATAGTGAATCTGTCAGATTCACATACGTAGGACTTTTTATACCTATAGCTATTTGTTCTGGAGTAAAATCAGTTCTTAACTTCACACTATGAAGTAAAGATCCGGGTGGTATTTGAAGCTTATTAGAATTTAAAAATATTTTAATTGTCATTATACGTTCACCAATTTATTGAATACTTCTTTTGCGTAGCTTATTCTTTTTTCTGTATGTGCAAATTGCTTATTAGGTCTTTCATAATTATCTTGAAATAACTCAGCTGCTCTCTTGACTGTAGTTGATTTTCTTAACTGGCCATCACCTAAGTAGTTAAATGTTTCTAACTCATACTTAGTAAAAAGTAGTTGTGCACCTAATGTTAAATGATCTAAACCTAATGCGTTTGAATATTCTATTAGTTGGCCTAATCTGTTTCCAGCGGCTGCAGCTGGATTCCACTGCGCTATGCCCGTAGAGCCTTCAGTTGGTGCAACTGCTCTTGGATCTACAGTAGGACCAGACTCTTGACAAAAGTTACCTATTATTCCACATGCTTGTTCCATACTGTAATTACCGCCTTCTTCTGAAACAAAAAAGTTAAAAGCTTTTTCTATATTCGAATTACCATCTAAATCTAAATCAATATTGCCAACTCCAGATTTTTTATCAAATGATGGAAGCCTATTGTCTTCATCTCCGCTTTGATTAGCGTAAGATTCAATTTTAGGTATAGAGCCTATTACTAATGGCAATTGCGAGTTTTTTCCATCTAAGAAAAATCCAAACACTTGTGCTCTTGGCTTTATACTGCTATTAGCGCCTATGCCAGAACTGCCACCTTCTGTAACAGGTATTGTTACTTGAGCCCAAGGTAAATCTGCATTAGGAATCAATGTTGTATCATGTGTGTGTATCCCTTGTATTCTTACTTTTACTCTATCGAGCTTAAGAGGATCATTAACATCTATGACTAAACCTACGAACCATCGATTGTGATCACCATAAAACATTTGACTCATAATACTATATCCTCAGTTAGTGAACCAAGTTTACCACACAATAAAGTAGTGTTGTAATTTTCATCGTCAAAAACATGCCTTGCTGCACATATTACGTAATCTCCAGATTTCTTACTATCAAATGACAATTTCTTTTGATTTGTAGATGAACTAACAGTATCAATAAATAATATTCTAATAACTTTACCTATAGTGTAATTTTCATCAGCTGTTAAAAATTCTCTACCTTTTACAGTAATCTGAATCGGCGCTTTTGATAAGAATGATTTTAAAGATGCTGCTATTATTTTTCTTTTATGATTACTTGCAGAATTGTCGTCTTGGTAACTTCTAAAGTTACTTCTTAATCCATTTTCATATGCACCACTTTGTGATATCTGTGTTATCGAACGAGAATTATATTTTGAAATTTTTTGATCTTTTATTTTATAATCGGGTGCATAAACAAATCTTTCATTTTCTCCACCTAATAAATTTTTTCTAGCTAAATCTTGAAAGACTTCTTCAACATCAAACTTTACTCTATATGGAACAGCTGTCATAGTATTATAGAAATAATATTCACCTCCGACTAAACCTTCACTAATTATTGAGCGTAAATCTTCATTATCAGAAATTTTGAAATCCATTATATTATAGTATTTTCGTGGCCCGAGCTGAGCTGTATTTAAACTAGGTGCGTATATAAAAGGAACACTTTTATTAATTACTGGATCTTCTAGCATGCTACCTAAATCTCTCATAATTAAATTATCTACGCCTAAAACCGAATAAAGATAATAAGGCATTCCAGTTTCACTTACTGCTCTTTTCTTTAACCAATCGCATGCCTCAAGAGGATTTAAATTTGGTATAATAACTTTTAAATCATTCACAGATTCAGTGCCTAAAGACAACAAATCTCTTTCTGTGTATTCACTTAATATCTTAGAAATAATTTTACTTGCAGAACCGATATATGATCTACTTATATTTTGCAATGAAGATTTAAATACATGGTATTCGACACAATGTAACATAACAGCATCAGTAGCTTCATCAGCTCTTGTAACACTTTCAATTCTATTGATCAAAAAGTCTTTTTTGATAGTAAAGCCTTCATTTCTTTCTTCTGATTGACATATTTCTAAAGTTAATTTCTCACCACCTTGAAAATCTATATCTTGCAAAAGATTTGCAGTATCAGCAAAGACAACTTCTGCAGTCAAATATGATTTTTCGATATGTTCAAATATTTGAAATGACGATATCAAACGCTTTATGTCAACAGATAAGTCAACAGTTCTATCACTGTTTGTTATTTCAGCAGATAGTAGCTGATAGTCACTTCTCGTTTCAATTGCTAATTCAGACACGTTATTCTCTTACTGCTTTTTTATAACCAGATACAATGTTATTTATTAAGTTAGGTCTAATGACTCTTATTTGTCTAAGGCTTTCATTAACATTGTAGTAAGCTTGTTCATTTGTAATTTCATTTTTTAGTGCACCTGGCGCAAGTAAATCACCAGGGTTAGCTCCATTTGCACTATCAACACTTAAATCAACTATGCCGCCAGATGTGTCAGTATAGTAATTTGCAGCGTTATGTTCATCAGAACTTGATACTGCTATAATAGATTCTAAAACGCCACTTGAATTAGTAGATGTAATAGTTTCACCTGATGTTCTGAAAGATGGTTTACCTTCAACGACGATTTGACCTAAATCTAGATTTCTTCTTATAATTGTTCCGCTAGCGCCAGATGTATTGCCAGTTAGAGTTTGACCAACTTTAAAGTTGGTTGAAATGTTTTGTCTTGTAGTTATTACTGTATTAGGAAATATTTTTTTAATATAGGTTTGAAACTCAACATTGTTTAAAGGCCAGCCTTGTTGTCTTATGTTATCATTTAACAGATATAAGGTCCAATAATACAATGGTGTATCATACAATTCAATAGAAACTTGGTCAGGCCTATTTCCTTCTTGTATAGTATAAAAAGTTAAAAATGCAATATCATCTTTTACTTGATCTATTATATCTACATATTTTGATATATTTTGAATTAAAGTTGGTTGTGCTTCATTGCCAAAATTATAAAAGACGTCTTGAAAATCTTTAAAATATTTCATTAGTATCCTGCCCTTATATCTTTTTTATTTAGAGTTTTGTATTCAACAAAACTTAATGTTAAATCAACTTCATTCGGTTGACCGTCTCTTCTAAAAGCTCCTCCAGTTGGATTTATTGAAGTACTAACATTACGTAAATAACAATATTCTATTTTTGGAATATTTCTATTAGGCACGCCGTTATAATTAAATTGTATTTGGAAAACATTAGGAAATTTAAATCCAATATCGGCGCCGCCTAATTGATCAATATCAAAAGTTCCAGGGTACATTTCTTCTCTAAAGTGCTGAACTATTTGTCTTATTACTTCTGCCTCTAATTGAGAACGAGCAATCATCTTAAACTGAAATGTAAATTCACGTAAACCCACGCCTCTAAATAAAGCTCTTATATTTGGATTAATTATTGTTCTATTTTGAAGTGTCAATGCATTAGCTACACCGGAATTTAGCATAGTAGCTTTATCAATAACTCGAGCCAAGCCTACTCTAAAAGCAGCTTCTGAAAGTTTTTTATTACCTGATACAGCATCAAACATACTTACCAAACCGTTATTAAATTCTCCTAATACTGATTCAAGAGCTCCACCACCTTGCTGCATTGCTCCTTCAACAGCTCCACCAAAAGCACCTAATGATGCATTATCATATTGCGCATTATCATTAAATTGCATAGTGATAGGAAAATACATATCTACTATTGGAGTGTTTCTTACAGGTTTAAACTCAACACCTCCCATAATATGTTTGCTAGCTTGCTTCACAAATTGTGATCCTGCAAGTTTATCTGTTATAGTTTTTTCTAAATCTTGACCACTTTCTTTCGATGCCGTCTTGTTTGCTCCAGTTGCAGCCGAACTGCCTGTAGCAGACGCTGCAGCAGATGATGGTCCATCTATTCCTGCTTTAGCTGTACCACTATTTCTTCCAGCATAGCCAAAACTATCAACTTGAGCTCGTACATCTTGAGTTTTTGCAGAGGATTCTAATAAACTTTTTAAATTATCATTTGCAACTTTATCAAAGTTTTTTTGGCTTTCACCATCAATCATAGGTTGCAGTGAAAACATTCTAAATTGAACTCTGGCTTGATACGCTGGACTGTCAGTTTCAAGAGGATATTTTAAATCAGATCTTCGTTTTGAGCTAAACAATCCGTTTAGCAATCCTTCTAATGATTTTGTAGCTGTTTTAACTTGACCAGATAAATCATCAAAATTTAAGTTTCTAAATCCGTCACCTGCTGTAGTTGTTCCTACCTTCGGTACACTTCCGCCAAAAGCATCTAACCCTGGAAAAGCACTTCCAGCTAACATTTCACCATTAGGTCCTACTTTATTAAGAGATGTTGTTGAAATTCCTGCTAATCCTATATCTGACATGATAATCCTTATAGATACTATTATTATTATTAAATATTATTTTTCTATTTATAACAAAAACATGGCTTATTCAGGTAGATATACAATCAAAAATGCATCTAAGTATAAAGGTGATGCTAATAATATAATATACAGGTCTTTATGGGAAAAGGCGGTGTTTCAGTGGTGCGATAATAACGATAAAGTAAAACGATGGGGTTCAGAAGAAGTTGTTATTCCATATTATTATGATGTTGATAAGCGTTATCATAAGTACTATGTTGATTTAAAGATAGTATTTAAAGAGAAAACCATACTCGTAGAGATAAAACCTGAAAAAGAAACGGTACCTCCTATTGGAGAAAAAAGAACTAAGCGATATATAACTGAAGGTCTTACTTACGTTAAGAATATGAACAAATGGGAAGCTGCTAATGAATACGCAAAGGATCGTGGTTGGGAGTTTCACGTGTGGACTGAAAAAACTTTACAAGAAATGAAACTATTGCATAAGCCAGTTCCTGGAAAACTTAAGAAGTATACTCCAATGAAACCATTTCGAAAAAAGCGTAAGAAAAAGATATAAATAGATTCATGAGTAACTTATTTCAAAAATTAGAACTTGAAGCTTTTCGTGCAGGTATTAATCCTCGTACACAAGAATCGCGCGATTGGTTTCGTAAAAGAATTCAAAGACTTACGAGAGTTAATCGTGGCGCTTTAATGAAAGAAGCTGAAGTTAATCGTAGAGCATCTCATAGTTATGGTTCTATGTTTATGTATTTTTATGATCCAAAGCATAAAGACAAATTACCTTTTTATGATAGGTTTCCATTAACAATACCAGTTGAACCAGCTCCTGGCGGATTTAGAGGAATAAATTTACATTATCTTCCTCCAGTGTTAAGAGCAAAGTTCTTAGATGCATTATTAGATGCAACTAATAACAAAAAATATGATGAATCGACAAAATTCAAATTAACATACAATTTGTTAAAAAGTGCACGAAAAATGAGATATTTTCAACCGTGTTTCAAGCATTATTTGCTTGCACACGTTAAATCACGATTTGCTGAAGTGCCATCACCTGAATGGGAAATAGCAGCATTTTTACCTACTGCTCAATGGGAGAAAGCATCAGCAGGAAAAGTTTATCAGAATTCAAGGATGAAAGTAAATGGCTAATAGTATTGAAGATATTAAAGCATTAGTAAACACTAAGTTGGGTTTTGCTAGACCAAATAAATTTTTAGTTACATTACCTAGTGTAGGAGTTGGTGGTGGTTTACTTAATGGTATAGTAGGAGCATTCAGCGGAATGGGTGGCGGAGCGAGTCCAAGAGAATTGAACATCTTGTGTTCAAATGCAACTATGCCTGCAAAACAGATATTAACTAATGATAGAAGAATTGGAATGGAATTTCAAAAAGTAGCTTACGGTTATGCAGTTGATGACGTAAGTATGACTTTTTATTTAATGAACGATTATGGAGTAAAAGATTATTTTGATAGTTGGAGAAGCACTATACTTGACGAAACAGGACAAGCATCTAACTATAAAAATGAATATGCTAAAACAGTAACAATACATCAATTAAGACAACCGTTGAAAGGTTTTAGCAAACAATTAGGACCTATAAGATTTAATGCAGGTGTTGGTGGTGGAAGTGTCTATTCAGTAGATTTACTTGAAGCTTTTCCAATAGCATCTAGTGCAATTGAATTGAATAACGATCTTGATGGTTTAGTGCAATTGACTGTGACATTTGCATATACTAATTGGAAAAGAGCATCTGGTGTACAAAATTTTATTAACATGGACATTGATACGCCCTTTGGCGGAATTGATATATTATAGGAGCGAATGAATGAGCTTATTGCCAAAACTAAATAATGTTCCAAAGTATAGCATTACAATACCTTCAAACAATAAAGAGATATCTGTAAGACCTTTTTTAGTTAAAGAAGAAAAAATAATGCTAATAGCTTTGGAATCACAAGATCCAAAACAAATTGCGGGTGGTGTTTTAGACACTGTACGATCTTGTATGTTAGAAGACATACACGTAGACTTACTTACTTCATATGACGTTGAATACCTATTTTTACAACTGAGATGTAAGTCGGTAGGAGAAACAACAGATTTATTATTAAAGTGCAGGCATTGCACACATGAAAATAAAATAAATTTTAACTTAAATGATATTAAAATGAACGTTAAAACTATTGGAAATAAAATTAAAGTAACAGATGATATCGCATTAGAAATGAAGCATCCGTCATTTACATCATTAGCAAATAATGAAAACATAATTGGCGAAAAAGCAACTACTACAGATCAAATATTTGCATTGATAAAAGAATCGGTAGTTGCAGTTATGAGTGGTGAAAATAGAATTGATATGAAAGAAGTAGGACTTGATGAGTTTCAAGAATTTTTAGAGTCTATGACTCAGCAGCAGTTTAACCATATTAGAAAATATATTGAAAACATTCCAAAACTTACTCATGATATTAATTTTAAATGTGAAAAATGTCACGAAGATAATATAGTAACAGTTGAAGGTCTGCAAAGTTTTTTATAGTTAGTCTATCTCACACATCCCTGCAGAATCATTACAAAACAAATTTTGATTTAATGCAGCATCATAAATATTCATTGAGTGAGATAGACGGATTAATACCATGGGAAAGAGATGTATATATCAACATGTTGGTGGATTATCTTAAAGAAGAAGAAATGCGGATGAAAGAATCACAAAGAGGAGTTTGATAAATGGCACCAAGAAAAACTTTAAATGATGTCGTTGAACAATTAAAAGCTAATAATGATACATCTGTCGACATTAGTCAAGGTATAGCTGGTTTAGAAAATCAATTTGGAAGATTCTTTACTGATTTAAAGAGACGACAGCTAGAAGATAGTAGAGAAGCTAAATCGGCACGTCAAAATGCTAAAGTTGCACCATTGAAAAGTAGTAGTGGTGGCGGCGGAGGGTTTTTAGGCGGATTAGGCAAATTAAAAAACCTTGGATTTATGGGTATGCTTGGAGCAATTGCAGGTGGTATCACACTCGGTGCAATTGGTATATTAAAAGCATTAGGACCGGCCGGTGTTGGTTTAGGTGCTTTCTTCATAGGTTTGGCTAGTGCTGAAGCTATCATACAAAAATTTGCATCAAAAGACGCAGGTTCAGGCATAAGAGATTTACTAAAGAATTTAGCAGAAGGTCTTGGCGCATTTGGAAAAAAAGAATTTATCGCGTTCGGTTCTGTACTAGCTGCAGGAGTTATATTTCCTAAAGGAACTGCAGTAGGTTTACCTGCAGTAGGATTAGGATTAGCTGGTTTTTTTACAGCAATGGCTGGTTCAGATAAACTAATTAAAATGATGGACGGTGATCAAGGTGCTAATTTAAAAGCGTTGATGATAAACTTTGCTGAAGGTTTAGGTGCATTTAATTTAGAAACATTCACAATGCTTGGAAGTTTACTTGGTGCCGGAGCTATTTTTGGTGCAACTGGATTAGCAGGTCCTGCAGCAATTGGTATAGGAGCTATAGGTGTTGGTATTGGTGCATTTATTCTTGCTTTAGGCGGTATATCAAAACTCGGTTCTGTGCTAGGTGTTGATGGTAGTTCATTTAAAGTAGTAATGGGAAACATGGCTGCAGGTTTACAAGAACTCGCTAAAGTTAATAGTGAAGGTTTGCTTAAAAAAGTTGGTGCTCTTGCTGGATTAGGCCCTGCACTTATATCAGCAATGATAGGAACTACTTCAGTTCAATTGCTCGATGGATTAATAAATGGTGCAAAGAAAGTTATAAACTTTATAACCTTTGGCACAGCTGGATTAGAAGACCAAGCCACTGCACGAAAAGGAATGATTCGAGATCTTGTAGATGCGATGAAGCCTTTAAATGAAATACCCGATAATCTTGGAACTCAACTCGACTTATTGAGCTCTGGTTTACTAAAGTTTGTTAAATCATTCAATAAAGCTGCTAACGATTTAGATATAAAAAAGATTACTAAAACATTTTTAGAACTCGGAGCTACATTATCTATGACTCGTAATTTGGTTTTTGCTATGGCTAACGGTGGTGAATTTAAAAAACCTGGATTCATGAATAAAATAGCACAAACGCTAGGTTTTGGCGGAACTATAGAATTTGGAAAAGAAGGAAGCGGTGGACTCTTAGATCCTGCATTAAAGACAGATGATTTAGTAAAACAAGTACAAAAGATTAATTTTACTCTTGGAAAAACATCAACAGCACCTGAAATAACACCGCGGTATAATGGATCTAATACAACAAATGGATATAGTAATCAAGGTCCTGATGACGGAATTTATGGTGGCGATGTTAATATGGTAAATTCTAATAATAGAAATGTGGTTACAAACAATAGCTCCGGAATGGTATTAGACAACTCCGGAGCTATTGATAGACAAGATAATCTAAGTAATCAGATTAGAAATCCTAGTAATTTATTCTAAGCATCTTCTTTCGCTAACTTAGCAAAATAAGACATAGTGTCTTCATCCTCACTGCTGATTTCTTCAACAGTAACAGGTTCCATTGCAGCTACTGGATCATTCATCTTGATTTCTTCTTTTACTGAATATGAACCTGCATTCATTTCTTCACCAAGAACTCTCATCAATTTAGCTTTAAGCTCATCGTATGTTTTGTAGTTCTTTGGATTAGTGAACTCATTGATATCGTGCATTTGCTTGTACACTTCTTCAAGTTTAGCTTCATCACTTTCAAGGAAAGGAGATGCAGAAGCAAACTCTGACTTATCATAGTTTCTATAACCTTCAACATTTCTTATCTTAAGTTTGAAGTTAGCACCTTCCCAAAAATCAAATGCATCTATTGGAGTTTCATCTGCAAACTCTGGATTCATTTTATCCATAATCTTATCGAAGATTTTCTTTCCAAATTTATATAGGAATACCTTACCTTCGTTTTGAGGTGCTGATGGATCTTGAACTACGTATATGTTTGTAGCATAATGTAATCTTCTTTTTTGAGATCTTGCTTTTTCTTTGTCGGCATCAATGCCAGAATTCCAAAGCCTTGAATTTAATTCACCAACTGGATCAGTTTGACCTATTGACGTAAGTGAATTTTCAATATACCATAAACCAGTTGGACCTTTAAAGCCGTGATCCCAATACCTTACAAATGGTATTGCGCCATCTTTACCTGGAAGAAATCTGATAATGGCATAACCATTACCTGCTTTATCAACTGTGGGTTTCCACACTCTTTCATCTACGTAAGACTTTTGTTCTCCTCCGCCGACAGATTTTGCTGCTTCTATAATTTTATTGATGTTTGAACCGCGATTGCGTTTTAATGTTTCAAATGACATTGTATTGTCTCCTTATTTGCTGAAATATTAACTGTATTATTGCATTGTGTAGTATTATATATACGACTACTCAAATAGTGATGAGTCAATGGAATTCTTTTTAGGTAAAAAGTTTAAATCCATTGCCTCTGCTTCAAGCTTATCTTTAATAACTGGTGATATGAATTTTTTTACATCTTCAGGTTCAATATTATTTGTTTCACAAACTTTTAATATTGCATCTATATAAGGTATTTTCATATCAACAGCGGTACTTTCAATAAGCTTTGTAAATTTAGACTTTGTTAGAAATTGTTCTTCTATTTTCATTTGTCTAAAACCCTTAGTAAAATTGTATCTTTATTGATTCTGCCGTTAGGCACTTTTGTTTTTGTTTTAAAATCATTCCAAGTATCATCAATTTGTTTTGGCGTCTTTTGTAAAAACACTGGTAATAAATCCAGCGGTTTACGTAAACATACAGTTCTACTTAAACCTTTTGTAAAGTTCTTTATAGTTGAACCTGATATTTCAAAACCATTGGTGCTATCAGTAACATATTCAGTAACCATCTTACTTTTAGTATTGAACGTATACAATCTGGTTTTAGTTGGTACCTGAATTGGGTTAACCGAGACAATCTTAAAATCATTGTCTTCTTTTTTGTATTGCATTTTAGCAACTTGTTTATCAGCGGCTGTGACACTTTTAACTTTGACATTACGCGATGCTTTAGTTGCTGATCTTATTCTTTCAAGATCTTCAAGCATTGCTTTACATGCTTTTATTCGGTAATTGAGAGTTGACCTTTTTAGGTGGGAGTAACCTTCAACTGCTTGGTCACATCGTTTATGATAAGCATCCTCATAGTCAAGAAGCCAACCCTCAATCCAAGGCTTAACGTAACTTATTGCAGCATTTGTTAAGCCATGAAACTTGAATCTATCGTATATATTAATAGTAGTATCGTCACCATTGATCCACTGATCTTCTAGTTCAAGTAATTCTTGCATAATAGTATTGTTAATTTTTCTTTTTAATTTTTCTATAGGCGATAAAGTAATTATATTACGTTTTTCTTTTTGTTCTTTTTTCTTTTCATCAAATATAACTTTACCTTCTTCAATGAGTGGTGTCATTTTTTCGAATAAATGACTTAAATAACTTGCCGCTGTTTCTGAATCAGAAGTTTTGTTTAAATTATTATTATACCAGAAAGCAGTGGCTGCATGGTGAGTCATAGTAAACTTCCATTCTGGATTAGCTAGTATATACTTAGAAGGTTTAGGAAAGTTTTTCTTAACCCAAGTTTTAGTTTGATTGATACAGGCTTTTTTATCTACATGAAGATGAAAATAATCTTTCACTGTGTCAAAACCTTTATCTAAAGGAACACCTGCTAAGCCAGTACGAGCTCGAGCTCTCATTGTTTTCTTTTTAAATTTTTTACCTTTTAGTGCTTGTAGTCCCATATTAAACTCCCATTTATATGTTATATGTTTTAATATAATTGCGTGTTGCGCCTATAACCATATTTGGATATTCTCCAAGGTATGTACCAGCTTTCAACATGTCTTTAGTAACTAAATGTTTATGCATGTGATTAATATTATCATAGTCAGCTAATATATCTTTACCTAACTGATCAAACTCATGATCAGTTATAAGATTTGTATCAAGCTTGTAATAAGCATAAGAACACATTAGATATTTTGCAATAGGGTTCTTCATTGCATATGACCTCTTGACTGAAGAGATTCATCCATCGCCTCGCTATTCGTATAGAATTTATCTTGGTGTGCGATGTTAATCTTAGTTGATAGGGTAACAGCCAGTCCACTGTTTCTATCTAGAAGTCTTTGAGCAAGTTCGTCTTGCTCTTCTATTGATAACATTTCTAGATCATCTATCATTCTATTTAAATTAGCCATAAATTAAACTCCCTTTTTAATTTTATAGTATTATTATATACCAGTTTTACAGAAATGTAAAGGAAAAAATGCATAAAATGCAAATTAATTTCTCCGCATTGTTGAGTACTCTTTAGGATCTGTATCTTTAGTTACAGGTACCATGTTAGATTTATGCATGGTGGCAATACCAGTGATGAACGTGCCTGTATATGCATTTGCTTTAGACTTACCAGCAACACGACCACGACCTACGTAATCGCTTGTTGGTAGAGAACGTGAATGCTCTTTATAATTAGGAGCACTAATACCTGAATCTTTATTTTTATTCTTAAGCTGCGATGAATGTACACCTCTATCAATAAGCCACTTATCGTGTTCAGCTTGAGCTTTTTGCCAACCTGCTTTACGAAAAGGCTTTTTCTTTTTAGTACTATTATTGTTGTAGTAAATTGGTAATAAATGCATTGTCATTTTTCACAGCTCCAAATAATTTATTTAAATCGACATAACCATAGTTGATGGCAAACAGTATTGCAACTATTATCATAATAACAACTGCGTTACGAAAGAACCAACCAACTATGGAAAAGAATACGCCTACAATCAATGCTCCAGCTACTGCGAAGAAGAGGAGTTGAAAATATAGTGGTAGCATTGATTGTATTTCAGAAGGACTAGGCATATAGCGCTAGCTCCTTTTGTGCTTCCTCAGATGTAGCGAAATACTCGCTATACCGATTGTAGGGCTGGATAAATCCTTCGGAATTATCTATCTTACCGACATACCAACCGGCAGCTGAGGCCATAATGATAGCTTCTGATACGCCATCATTATCGAATTGAATATCTTTGATTTCTTTAGTAAATTGCATTTTAGTTTCTCCGCTTTTTTCATTTTATAAGTATATTATACCATAGATTATAAGGAATGTACACCATTAATTACACTTAAATGAATTTTAATTAATGTATGTGATATATTTGTCACAGTTATATAGTAAAGGTTTAATTAAATTATTATGTGATTTAATTAAGTAAAATAGATGGATTTTTAAGAATTTGATTGTAAGAAATGATAAAGGTATTTCCTATATGGAGTGGATTGGGTAAGTTATTAGATATAAAATGTTGATAGTTTTTATTAGTATTTTTAAGATAGTTAAGTAATGATTGAATAGAATTAAAGTTGATTAGATGTGGTTGTGGTGTATAAGTTGTAAGTGTAAATGTCATAATATATTTCCTTTTTTCATTTTATAGATCTATTATACCATAGTTTTTAGCAGATGTAAAGGAAAAAATGCATTTAATTTAAAAAAAGTGATTAACATATTAACTATTGTTTTATCTCTTTACCACTCTGTTGCATGCTGTTTATCATATAGTTTCGCTTTGGTACACTTTGCTTTACACTGATGATTATCAAAAGTTTTGAACTCATTTGTCCAATAACTATCGTTAATTATATTTTCTATTGTTGTATTATACAAATTAAATTTTGTCTTTGCTAACTCTATTATTTGTTTATTATGAGGATATCTGTTAGCAACCCAACAACAGGGATAAAATTCACCTGTTGCTTTTAAAAATACGCCTTTGTTTCCTATATAACATAGCGCAGGATATTCTTTACTATTTTGTAGTTGTTTAGCACGTTCCCAAAATATCTCTTTTAAGTCTACACCTGGACGGGCTTTAGTAGTTATATACGTTTGTTCACGTTCATATCTGAGTCCACTAGCAATTAATGTTTTGTCTAATGGTTCTAATAAGTCGTCATTACCGAATACATCAGGATATTTACTTCCAAATTTTGTACTTTTTGTTAGTTGCCAACAATCAAATTCGTTGTCTACTGCTATTTGGTTTATATTTTTTAGATTGTTTTCATTAAATCTAAATGCTATAGTTGCTACTACAGTATATGTAATTTTATTATAAACACGAAAAGTAATTAGACCTAACATAATACTTTTCCAATTACAGTTTACACGATACTTACTATTACTTTCTTGATCCCAACCATCTAAACTCCAGTGTATTTCATCATGTTCGTTTAGTAAAGTTGCTAACTTATGCCACCAATCTGCATTTTTATAACTACCATTTGTAATAATTAGTAGTTGTAGTGTAGGATTAACTTCTTTTATCCATTCTACAATTTGTAAAAAGTCCTTTGCATAGATTGGATCACCGTCATCTCCACAAAAAGTTATTTTACGTATCTTTTTAATACGTGATTCGCCTATATGTGTACGGAAAAAATCCAGTGTAAGTTGACGGTTAACTAGTGTTTCGGGCATTTCTGTTCTAGTACATCTATGACATTTTAATGTACATATACTACTAACTTCTATGTGCCAGTGGTCTAGAGCTAAATTAATCAGTGTGTATACTCACTTATAAAATATCTTCAATAATAATATCTTTATCATAGGTGTTGAATAGTCTTCCAGTAACGTGGTGAATACGCCTAGAAAGATTTGTATCTGGAAAACCAATTCCTACTAATAGTAATGTATCTTTAGTTTCGCCTAGTATATTACTTATTAGATGTCTTTTATTAGGCTTTGTATTTATAGCCATTCCTGTGAAATTGCCAAAGCATTGGCAAAAGCCAGTAGAATAACCTAGCATATTAGCAACTAAGGTTAGATAACCTGAGCCAATTCCAAGTGCAATCGATTCATCACGTTGGGTATATCTATGTTCATTTTGTCCAGTGTGTTTTCCACGTACATGTTCTTCATCTGTTCTAACACCTTCTGCTGGATCTCTATCACGTATAAATGCAACTAATAAATTAGCTAGTACTTGTGGATTTTTATCAATAAGTCTTTTAGAAAAATAATCAATACCACGTCGAGACTCTTTATAATAATATCCACTACTAATCGCCTCTTGTGTGTTTTTAAATCCTAGTGCTTCTAGTGTGTGCCAATCACTTATATTATTACTCGAGTATCCAGCACCTTCTGTACAATCGTAAATTTGCTCAATTACGTCTCTATTAGTAATAAACTTACATTTATAAAAAACTCTATTTTGTTTTGACGCACAATCCGTTACAGCCACTTTCATTGTTTCGATGTCTTCGGCCGGAATAGAACGAGATAAATCCCAATTTCGTTGACATCTTTGAGATTTCTTAATTATTTTTTCTAAATAATCGTTAGGTATATGCATTGATTTGTATTCTCTAATAAATGTTAAAATTACTCAGTGTGTATACTCACTTTAGAAATTGTATTATATTTAGAAATTTCATCAATATAATATTGATTACTTAATGCAGGATCTTTAACCATTTTAGCAACTGGAAGATGGCCTATAGCAAGGTTTTTATCCCCTCTGTGAAAGCCTAAAGAGTTAAGAAAATTTTCATTACGGTGCCACCATTGATCAAATAAATGCATTCGAGAATCCATTGAGCTTGTACCAAAAGATATAGACATATCAGCTGCATAATAATTTAATGGTCTAATATTATCATCACCTACTACATCATCATTGTCTTTAAAGACGTCCCATAAAGGTTTTCCTACTTCGCAGTAATTTACATAAACTTCTCCAAAATTTCTATTTGTAGAAAAATAATCATAATCATTATCACTTAGTAAATGTCTAACCCGGTTTTTGAATGTAATAACTATTCTGGGTTTATTATTTTTATCTTCTAGTCTATGTATTAATACGTTGTAATCAGTAATACATCTTTTTATATTTTCTGGAGCTTCTTTCCAAAATTCTGCTGGAGAAAGTGTTCCACCACGCATGTCTTCAAAATATTTGTGTAGTTTATTAAGTATTTCTTGATTTACTGGAATACCTAGTTTATATGGAATAAATTCTCTCCATTCATTGATAGATTGAATACAGTCATTAAGTTTAGAAACAATTCGTTCTATTGGCCAATTATTTCCAAAATTATACAACCTGTCATTTTCATTAAGTTCTTCTGTTCTAAGGAGTTGCGCTTTAAGTTCTTCAGCCCACTTAATTCCTATAGGAGTTTCATAGGTAATAAATTCTAAAAGTAATTTATTATTGTTTTCCTCAAATTCTACAAAAAAAGTTGTCATATTAACTACGTTTTATCTCTTTGTATTTGATCTGGTCCAGAGTTAGGGGATAACTCTGGACTTTTATTTTGCAATGCACCTAGTTGAGCTCTCAGATCTTTTATACGTGCATATAAAATATACTTTTCTTTAGTCTCTTCGGCTAGTTGCTTTTTAAGTAGATCTATATTAGTGAACGGTTTCGTCATCTTCTATCTCCAGTTCGAATACAAACTCCATACCGTTATCATTATGAGATTCATGAACACATTCTCCTAGAGTATAGTTATCATCATCAACGGTAAAGACTATTTCTTTTTCTTCGTTAAATTTTTTTAATTTTTCTTTTTTGAAATTTATAACATTTGATTTTTTAGGCATTAGTTTCTCCTGTATTTAGTTACAATGCTCCTGCACCAATTGCTGGTTCAGATGTGTTCTAAATACTTTTTTACTTTATAGATCTATTATACTACAGTTTTACGTAAATGTAAAGGAAAAAGTGATTAACCTGTTAAATGCTTAGAATGTATTTTACAACCTATAAAGTTGTTGTAATAATCTTCACGTAATAGCACATCATTGGCAAATTGTAATTTAGCTTCATGATATGACATATCGCCTTTAGTTTTGCATAGTCTTAATATTACTCTTTTAAACTTGTCGGTTCCACGTTCTTCCACAAGTGTGCATACTTCATTGGACGATCCGTAATACTGTTTCCAGTCAGACTCTGCACGTGTTCGTACTCGTCTCTTACGTTTTTTAGTAATGGGGAGAGTCTTAGGTTTCCAGAAATTCTTTTTTCCAATATACTTTTTGTTAGTATCGAGTTCTGTGATCTCATAAACGAATCCTTGAAATTCTTCTGGTGTTGCTTCATAAAGCTTGTCATTATAATACCACATAATGTTATTTATTAAGATTTATCAACTTCCTCTGGCTCTGCTCTTCTTCCGCACATTGGACAATATGATGGTTTTTCTTCAACTGCAACGAATGATGTTTCATAACATTCTTCACATTCTATTTGGTAATCCTTCAATGATCTCTCTCTTTCTTTTGTCAGACGCTTTGAACCACTCAGCTATTTCATGAGTAGTTCTTCCGCATCCAATACATACTTTATTTTCTACTTTGCATACTTCTACGCAAGGAGAAATTATATTAGAAGTCAATTTCACATTCACCGCCTGCACACGCAGCCGCTGCGAGGGTATCAACATCAGTATACTTCTTTTCTGTTATATCTTCTTTCCAATCAATCTGCTTTAAGTTTGATTGAATTTTTTTCCACTTATGCAATAGGTAAGCATCTTTTAAACAACCTTCAGATACTTTTCGATCACCATCACAGTAATTATCTGCGAAGTTTTCAAATCTACGTATCCAATCTTTTCTAGCAGAGTTTTCTGAAGACTCTAATGATATGTCTATACCAAAACCTTGAGCAGTTGAACATGCATCCCATAGATTTGGATATACTTTAAGCGCATCAACAACTAAACCAGAAGCAAAGATTGAAGCATCACCATATTTCTTAACCATAGT